CCTCAGATGAAGGGATATCGTGTCAGGTATAATCCTCTTGTAGATATGGTTAATACGAATAGTAACATTTCTGCGGAGGATATAGAATCGGCTATTGATTCATTTACCAAGAAAATTCTTTCCGAGCTCCCTCCTGAGGAGCTTGCTCTAGTTAGAGATGTTTTCTCTGTTGACGTCGCTCTCAATGGTGAAGCCGGAGTTGAATATGTTGATCGTATAAAAGTCAAGACATCAGCTGGTTTTCCTTTTAATGAAACCAAGTTGAAACATATTACAATTGGCGAAGCCACGGAGCGTTGGGAAGAACCTATTATTCTCAGCTCCGTTGTTGAAAGCATGCGTGAACAGTGTGAACAGTCGTTACTGTGCGGTGTATCGACGCACCCAATTTTTACCGCACATCTTAAAGATGAACCTTTACCTATACGTAAGGTTCATAGCCATAAAACTCGCGTGTTTTGTGGCGCACCCTTTCATTGGAGTATTGTTGTTAGGCAATATCTTTTATCTTTTATAAGAGTTGTTCAGCGCAATCGCTTTATTTTTGAAAGTGGTGTTGGTATAGCAGCCCAATCACAAGAATGGGATAGTTTATATCAAACTTTGGTTTCCCTCGGACCTGAAGGTACCGATGGTGATTATGCAAAGTACGATAAGACTATGGCTCCCCGTCTGATTTTGGGAGCATTTCGTGTGATTGTTAAATTACTTAAGGCTGCTGGTGCTGCTGAAGACCATGTGCGTGTGGTTGAGGGTATAGCCCAGGATGTTGCATTTCCCACCGTTAATTATTTCGGTGTTTTGCTAACTTTCCTTGGTACTAACCCTTCTGGGCATCCACTTACTGTGATTATTAACGGTATTGTGAATTCCCTATATGCGCGCATAGCTTATAAGCATGCACACCCCGAATCTAGTTGTGACGACTTTCATGAGAATGTTTCTTTCATGTCTTATGGTGATGATAATATCATGGGTTTTAAAAGCTCGTGTTCTTTCTTTGACCATATAGTCATGAGTGATCGTCTAGCACAATTCGGTGTTACCTATACTATGGCGGATAAAGAGGCAACTCCTGTCCCAAGACATCCTATTATCGAATCCTCGTTTTTGAAGCGTGGATTTCGATTTGATCCGGAACTTGGTAAGGTTGTAGCCCCTTTGGAGCATGATTCTATATGTAAAACACTAACATGGTGTCTACATACTAGAATTCATGATCCACCGCAACATATGCTTTCTGTGATCCGAACTGCTCTAGAGGAGTACTTCTTCTATGGCAGAGAGATTTTTGAGGAGAGGCGGGTGTTTTTCGCTCGTGTGTTACAGGAAACAGGTCTTATTGATCATGTTACTGTCACTAATCCCTTGCCTACTTATGAATTCCTTAAGGAACGCTATAATCCTACACTACAAGTGCAGTGTGGTTTCTCTACGAATAGAGTAGCCACATTTATGGACCGCGTTTCTGATTTGGAGGATTTCATTAAGCATCAAGAGATGTCTCCTGCAGTTTTCATGACTATGTTGATTAAGTTGCAAGAATTACGCGACTTATCGCCAGAGAGCAGTTTTTCTGTTCAATCTGGTATTAACCTCCCTTTTCGTTTATTATATATGTTTATTCTTTACGATAGCTCCGTTCGTGAAGCTGAGCGTGATTTGAAGGAAATTCAATCAAGAGCTCATCTCACTCCCCGTGAATTACTCGTACAAGAATACATAGACGCTTGGGATGCTTATGAAGACTGCCTTGTGGATCTCAGATCTCATATGGAATTTGTTCG